GCCCTTGGTCGATCAAGTTTTGGTCAGCGCAGCCATTGACTTCTGCGAAAGTTCGCTCGCGCTGCGCCAAAATCTTGACTCCTTCAGGACTGTTGTTGGTATTTCTCAATACGACTTAGACCCACCTACTGCAAACCACGACATTGATCGCGTGATGAGCGTTGCTGTAGACGGCAAAGAGTTGGCCCCCGGTTTGTTCGAAGCGATCCGCAACGACTTGCCGACAGCTAATGCTAAACCCCGCGGCTTCTACACAGACCGCACAGACAATGTTCTGACGCTTAAGCTGTCGCCTCCACCCGATGGTCGATACCCTGTCGTAGTAAACGTCAATTTGCGTCCAGCGATGACTGCTACGCAGTTGGATGATGATCTGTTTAACATGTGGTCTGATGCTGTCACTTCGATGGCCATCGCCCGTGCGATGCAGATTCCCGATCAACCCTTTACAAATTTTGCGCAGGCCAAGTATTTGCTTGACTCCGCAGCCAGACAAACCAATAGTGCTCGCATTGATGGAAACTACGGCTCCATCCGCGGTTCAATGCGAGTTCGTGCCCGCCCCTTTGCTTGAGGTAAATCATGACCATTGCAGCCCAATCAATCATCCGCCGTGTCGTTGAGACAATGCAGGACAACACGTCCGTTCGTTGGCCTGTGGCTGAGCTTGTTCGTTATTTGAACGACGGCCAGCGTGAAGTGGTCTTGTACCGCCCAGATTCCATGGTGACAAATGCTACTGTAGCCCTTGTTGCTGGAGCGAAGCAGGCAATCCCAACTAACGGCTCTAAGCTGATTGATGTGATTCGCAACACAGGTGGCACAAAGCGTTCTGTTCGCATGACCGTTCGCAACATCTTGGACACACAGAGCCCTAACTGGTACAACCTGACTGGTTTGACTGAGATTCTGCACTACATGTACGATCCTCGCGACCCCAAGGTGTTCTACGTCTACCCTCCAGCAGCCGCTTCAGGCGCTTCCGTGGAGATTGTGTACTCTGCCTATCCAGCCGACATCACAGAACCCGCTGACGGGGCTGTATACAGCGCTGTGACAGGTAATATCAGCTTGCCTGACATCTACGGCAACGTGTTGGCCGACTACATCTTGTATCGCGCCTACACCAAGGACAGCGAGTACGCTGGTAACGCTCAGCGTGCACAGGCTCACTACGGTGCTTTCCAAGCTGCTTTGACCACTGAAATGGCCGGTACAACAGGCGTTGCGCCTAAAGTCTGAGGTAAATCATGGCCGAGAAAATTAAACTGGTTCAAGGGGATACCAAGCCAGCCTTGGTCTGCAATATTACTGATGAGATCACCGGTAACCCTATTGGATTGACAGGCGCTACTGTACTGCTTAAATTCCGTGCAGTCGGCGCAACCGACCTGACCGCTACTGTTACTGGCTCCATCACTGACGGCCCTAACGGCCAAGTGGCTTTCTACCCCGCCTCCGCTCCTGCTATGTTGTTGGGCGAGGCTGGTGACTACGAAGGCGAGATTCAGATTACTTTTTCTGACACTACAGTTCAAACTGTTTACGACTTGTTGAAGTTTAAGCTCCGCGAGGACTTCTAATGGGCGTGACGGTTGTCAGAACTGCTCTTACGGCTGAGACAGCTGTTACGAGAGCAAGGGCAAGCGTCGTCATCGTAGCGCCGGTAGCCGAGACTTCGGCTGCCCTTTTAGCCGCTGCAACTTCCTTACAAGTAGTCAACGCAGTTGTTACTGCTGTTGTCCCTGTTGCGAATCTGAACTACATCTTCATGGCGTCTGGGGCGTACCTTGATACGTCTGGTCGCTTCCAGTATTTCCCCGATGAAGTCTTTGTTACGGATGCTACGTTCCGTGTAGTAGGGAAAACCCTTACAACTACTTTTGAGTCGACGGACTACATCACGTCCAAAAATCTTGCCACCAGCAAGCACGACAGCGTTTCTACGCCGGACTTCATCATCCGAACACTGGAGTACATACGTAGATTTACAGATACGTTCGGTTTTACGCACAGAGTGTCGTTTACGTTTAGTAGACCGCTTGCTAGTACCTTCGCACTAGGTGACACAACAACTAAAACTTTTAGCAAAGCCAGAGTCAACTCGGTCGGGGTGGTAGACACGCGTCCTATTTTTACTACAACTAAACTCCGAACAGACTTGCTTGCTACAGCCGACGCAACCTATTGGGCTTACACCAAGAATACAACTGAGTCGGTCGCACCCACGGATGCTAGGAGTTTTTCGCTAACTCGCCCTGTAGCGGACTCGTTTACGTTTACGGATGCAGCGCGTTTAACACCCCAAAAAAGTTTAGCCGACAGTTTTACCCAAACGGATGCCACTACGCGCGACTTTGGTAAGGCTCTAACCGATTTATTTACGTTCTCCGAGACTACGACGCGTGTCACCGAAAAAACGCTTCAGGACTCGTTTAATCAGTCAGATGTAACTAGTAGCGCCGTTGACAAAGTAGTTGCGGATGCTTTTGCGTTTACTGAGCTTTTATCCCGCACGCTTACTCGTACAATCCAAGACGGTTTTGCGATGAACGACACCGCCGATTTGGCGGACGGGATTACGTACCAGTCTGTTAAGTACATCAATAACTTGGCTTTTGCCACCGACGCGAAAGTCTTGTCTAACAGCCTTGCCAAAACCGATACGGTATCTTTGGTGAGTGCTGGTCTTTTGACTTCCCAAAGCTACTGCGATCTGTCATACTTCGCAGAAGACTACGTCGGCTTATCCCGCACATTTTCATAGGAGCTTCCATGTTAAACGACAACTTAAAAGTAACCGGCGACGTAGTCGTCGAAATCACTGGCGCAGATGGCCAGATTAAAGACCGCCGTGAGATTAAAAACCTCGTAGTAGCTGGTGGTAAAACCTTCATTGCTGGCCGTATGGTTGGCACGCCAACGACGATGAGCCACATGGCTGTCGGTTCGAGCAGTACCGCCGCTGCAAACGGTGACACAGCATTGGGTGCTTCCTTGGGCCGCGTTGCTTTGACGTCCTCTAGCTCTTCTGGCGCTGTTGTGACTTATGTTGCGACTTTCCCTCCCGGCACTGGTACAGGTGCTGTTGTTGAAGCGGGTGTCTTTAACGACCCTACTGCTGGCACAATGCTGTGTCGCACTGTTTTTGCTGTGGTTAACAAAGGTGCTGACGATGCTATGAGCATCACTTGGGCTATCACTGTCAGTTAATACGGTTTGACGTAGTGAACGTCAGGAGTTTTGGAATATGAGCACTATTGTCACCCGCGCAGGTAAGGGCTCGCCCCTTACCAATACTGAAGTTGATAGCAACTTTACAAATCTTAATACTGACAAAGTTGAGTCGATTACGTCCGCCGACGGCAGCGTAGTTGTTTCCAGCTCCGGTACTACCCGGGATTTGAGCGTGGGCATTGCCGGCAGTACAGCTACCTTGATTAGTCAAGTACGCAACGAAACTGGTGCAACACTTACTAAAGGTACGGTTGTTTACATCAGCGGTGCAGCCGGTAATAAAGCGCTCGTTTCCAAAGCTCTTGCAACAGGCGACTCTACTTCAGCTCAGACCTACGGTATGGTTCAAGCTGACATCCCACATAACCAGAACGGCTATGTTGTAGTTGTCGGCGCGGTTAGTGGTTTAAATACCTCTGCGTTTGCAGACGGCACACAGCTGTATTTGAGCGGCGTTAGCGCGGGGGGCTACACAAACACTAAGCCTTACGCTCCTACGCATCTGGTTTACGTAGGCATTGTCACTTACAGCCATAACACACAAGGCACGATCCAAGTCAAAATCCAAAACGGTTATGAGCTTGACGAGATTCACGATGTGTCAGCACGGTCACCCGTTGACGGCCAAACGCTTGTCTATGTTAGTTCCACAGGTCTGTGGACAAAAACCGATCAGGCTTCTATGTCCGTGGGTAGCGCGGCTACCCTTGCTACAGCCCGCAACATTAACGGTGTGTCTTTCAACGGCTCCGCCGACATCACAGTCGCTGACGCAACGAAGTTACCACTAGCTGGCGGTACTTTAACTGGCAAGCTCACACTTGATGGTCGCAATGAGATTTATGGTGTGCCTACCAACGCTGGCACGATCGCTGGCTTCATGGGCGGTACATCTGGCGGTACATCTGCGGCGCGAACACAGAGTTTAAATACCCAGACCCTTCTGAATGTTGCTGCGATTGGTTACACCGGCTCTGCTTGGGTTGGCGGTGCTGGCCTTTCATTTGTTGCGACTGAGAACATCACTGCGTCTAATCGCGGTACTAAAGCCGTTCTTACGGCAATCGCTGCGGGTGATTCTGTAGCGACCACTATGGAATTCAATGGCTCAGCGCTGACCATTAACGGCAGCACTGCAGTTACCTCGAGCAACTACAACACCTACGCACCAACAAAGACCGGTACAGGCGCAAGCGGTACTTGGGGTATCAACATCACAGGCAACGCTGCAACAGCGACGACTCTTGCTACCGCACGAACCATCAGCCTAACGAGCGACGTAACAGGCTCCGTAAGCTTCAATGGCAGCGCTGACGTTAGTATTACTGCGACCGTTGTTGATGATAGCCACAACCACACTAACTTTACCGTGTTTGGCGGTGTTTCTGACCTGAACGCCATCAGTGGTGTCGGTGAAACAAAGTTCCGCCCATTCACTAGCGATTTCCAAGCTACCAATAGGTCTGGGTCTAACTACAACAGCGGCTTTGATATTGGAACTGCCGCCACTGGTTACAGGTCTCAGTTTGTTTTTGAGGCAAACACAGCTGCTACTGGGCCAAAATTTAGGAATTTGGTTAACGGTGGTTGGGGCTCTTGGTACGAGTTACTGCATTCAGCTAACTACAATTCTTACAGCCCAACACTGACAGGTACAGGCGCAAGCGGTACTTGGGCGATCAACATTACTGGTAGTGCTGCTACAGCAACAGATAGCACCAAGCTGCCTTTGACTGGTGGCACTTTGAGTGGCGCATTAACGTTTAGCAACACAAGCGTTCAACGTAGAATTAGTGTCGTTATCGATAACCGTGGCGTGTGGGATGGAACGCTTAATGGGTACTTGTTACTCGCAAAAGCGTATGTCAGCGGTAATCAAGCCAACAGTGAAGTGACTGGTCGGGTGTTTTTGTCCCGAGGCGACACAAGCTCGGGACGTCGTTCAGAGACAATTGAAGTCTTTTCTAAGAGCGCCTATCAAGGCGAAAACTTCTTAGTTAACTGGCCCGGCATCCGTGATTTTTCTGCTGGTACGCTGCACAAGGTGACTTACGCAGGGACGGTATATCACGCTATTCGTTTGGGCCAATCAGGCGGCGGGCCATACCAAGGTTTTGCCTTTGATGGTTACACAGTTAACGCAGGATTGATTGTTGCGTTGGATAGTGAGGTCACGAACGTAAGCAGTTTTGGTTCCATTGGCTTAGTAATTGATGGTACGGGCGGTACCATTCTTGCAAACGCCTTCCGTTTTTATACCGGCGGCTCGGATGGAAGCACGGGGTACGGTGATTTCCGTACCAATCCTGCAACCGGCAATTCAATTATTAGCGCCAAGACTGGTGGGTTATATTTTAACTATGACCACGGTACTGGCGGAGTTCTCTTTTGCAATGGTGCAGCTGGTATAGTTGGAACTGTTGATTCATCTGGTAACGCAAACTTTATTGGCTCAATTACACAGAACGCCAATCAAGTCCTACATGCAGGTAATTACGGTTCCTACGCACTGCCGTTGAGCGGCGGTACGATTGCTGGACAATTAAATGTTAATAACTCCGGAAGCGCTACTGCTGTTATGCGCCTTTGGAGCGCAGGTTCTACCATTTGGAGTGTTGGAGTCGGGGACTCTAGTGGAACCAACTTTAATATCAGCGCGGATTTCGGTTCTTTTTTAGTTAACAAATCCAGTGGAAATGTAAGTACACCGGGCCAGTTCTACGCAGGAACTAGCAATCTAGTTCTCCACGCAGGTAACTACACAAGTTACGCGCTTAAGAGGATGGGTACTGGTAACAATAATATCGACTCAGATTACGGCGAAGGCTCATTAACGTTTGATCCAGTACCTACTGGCACTCCGCCGCTTTCATCGCCAAACATTCGAACACTGAATCTTGGCGACAACTTTGCTCGCCGTACGCAACTTGCGTTTAACTACGCCACTGACCAAGCATGGTTCCGCAGAAGAAACGACGGAGGCTGGAACTCTTGGCGTGAGTTCATTCATGATGGTAATTACTCTAGCTACGCTTTGCCTTTAACCGGCGGAACATTAACTGGAATTACGTTAATAAAGCGCAATCTCGGCACTAACGACTACACGATTGTAGGTCAGCATAACTTACATCTGCGGTTGCAGCGGTCGTCCGACTTAAAAACTCTCGAACTCGGCGTTCTTGACAACGGAACCGGCGTCATTCAAGCAAATGAGGCCGGAGTGGGGTATCAAACCCTTGCTCTTAATCCAGTAGCCGGAGGTGTCACCGTAAACGGCCAAACCGTTCTTACTGCGGGCAACTACAACTCATACGCTCCAACACTGACAGGCGGTGGTGCATCCGGTACTTGGGGTATCAACATCACCGGCAACGCTGCGACAGCAACCTCTGCGACTACAGCTACTCGCCTTACGCCTATAAACACAACATCGACAAGCGTATCTACTTGGAATCCCGGCAGTCTTACATATCAAGCTTGGGGGCAGTCTTTTGCGCACACCAGCATTTCAAGCGATAGCGGAGACCTGACTCTTTGGCTTCGTCCTTCTCAGTACACCGGTGGCGGTACTGAGCTGAATATGTACATTGACGGTGACTACTATTCAGGTACAGGGGTCGCTAGAGTTCTTAACGCAAGTAACTACACTTCCTACGCACTGCCCCTGACCGGTGGAACGCTTTCTGGGAACATCCTATTTAGCAACAGCGGCACAACAAAACGCGGTATTCAAGGCACTGTTGGTGATAACGACTTTTGGTTTGTAGGTGGCGGTGCTACTGCGTCTAATGCAGGCTTTATGGAAATCGCCTCTGGTGACGATGCTGCAACTGCGGGTTCATTTGAACCTATTTATGTTTCACAGTACCTTGGTGACCCTTTATCTGGAACGTTGCAACGCCGCGGCTCGCTGTTGGACGCAAGTGGAAACACCAGCTTCCCCGGAACAATTAGCGCATCTAGTTTCGCTGGTAGTCTTGCTACTGGCTCGGGTGCTTCTGGTACTTGGGCTATTAAGTCACGAAGCATAAACGCAGTCCGTACTGTAAACAGTAATTTCAACGATTTCTCGACTGCCGTTGATACGTTTACTGCTGGAACAAACTACATCCCGTCCGGAGGAGGCTATAACCAACCTGTAGACGGTGACCATCATTATCTTGCTTGGGGCGGTATTGAGGGTGCAGCGCAATGGGCAGCGCAAATCGACATCAACTTCTACGACGATCGTGTTTGGTTCCGTCGACAATCGAACACCAGCTGGCAGGCTTGGCGTCAATTTATTCATGATGGCAACTACAACTCCTACGCTCCAACACTGACAGGCGGCGGCGCTTCCGGCACTTGGGGGATTAACATAACTGGTACAGCCTCTGGTGAAACCCTAGGGACTGTCACCGGACGCGGCGGTAGTACTAGTAGCGCTGTTACTCTAGCAAGTGGCGCAAACCATTATCAAGGTCATTTCTATTATGACTCTTATGATGCTGCAGGTAATCATTATCCACACTTTACAGATGGTGGAAATGCCTCTGGTGTTAAAGTGAATTGGAGATTATATACTGGTGGAACTAATTCAATAACCCACTACTGGGGAGTTGATACTACACAATTTGTCACGAAGTTGGAGTCAACTGTTCGTGTTGATGCCCCAGTTTTCTACGACCGTAATGACACAGGCTTCTATGCAGACTTCAATAACACAGGCGTATCAGTTAACGCCGCTGGTGTGGTACGAGGTTCATATTTTGTAGCTAGTAACTACGGCGCTACTGGTTACACCCAGTACAAAGGCTATGACAACAATAACCACTTCATCGTAGTCCGAGGTTATGTAGGCGGAACAACAACGACCCCCTCCATTACAGGTGGGCATGGAACAACTTTTGTTGAGTACGCCGAGGGTAACGACAGCACTGGGTGGTTCTTTAGAACAGCCGCAACAGGCAACTACGACATTGTTTCAAGGATTACAAGGTCGTACTCGTCCTTCGAAGCAAGCGTTCGTTCACCTTTGTTCTATGACAGTGATAACACGGGCTTTTACACAAATCCAGCCGGAAGTTCTTACGTCAATAACATAGACGCAAACTTCATCAATATTCGCAGCCATATTGATATGGTTGGGCCGTTGTACAGCTATAGGAACGACGTTCAGACAATCCTCCAGTCGTTTAACACGTCTGCTGGCAACCCCGCACAGTTTAATATTAGTCATAGCTACGGCAACACAGTAATAGAGTCACAGAGGGGTCTGCTTTTATTGTACGGTTCTGCCAGTCAAGCCAACAACAGTTTCCGCGCACCCATCTTTTACGACAGCAACGACACAGGCTACTATACAGACCCTAACGGCGTATCAAATGTAGTTTCCCTGTATGCTGAAGACTCACTTGTTCGCATTCAGAAAGTTCACGTTGAAGGCGGTGAAATCCGTTTCTTAAATACCGCGCAAACTACTGGCGGCTGGATTCAAGGCCATGATGGCGGTCTTAGAACGGTTGACCATGCTTGGACACAAACCACTTGGAACATTGATAACTCAGGGAACTCTGTTGCTACGTCTTCTCATCGCGCACCTGTTTTTTATGACAGCAACGATACCAGCCGCTACCTAGACCCCAACGGAACTTCAATTCTCGGTGGATTGTTTGTTGCAGCTACGGCCTCAACAGGCCGTAGTAGCTATGGCTCAGGCACCGCAAACTTGGTTCTCTATTCCGAGAGCACATACGGTCGCGCCACGATTGACTTCCGCAGCGGTGTTAACTACCCAAGTGACGGTGCGCAGATTTACTACGAGACCGCGACAAACTTGTCTAGCGGTGAGACATCGCGTTTGGTCATCCGTACTGAAAACGATGCTGACGACGGTATTTTGATCCGTGGGGGTTACATCATTGCCAACTCCACGACTGTTGATGGAGGCAGTTCAAACCCCGGATTCCAAACGCAGTACAACGGTACAGCCCGTCTTTATACCTACAGTGATAACACTAGTGAAGCTGGTTCGTTCCGCGCCCCGATCTTTTATGACTCAAACGATACCGGGTATTATGTAGACCCTAATACTACCGGTGTGTCAGTAAGGGTTGCTGGTAACATCACTGCGTACTACTCAGATATGCGCCTTAAAACGCATCTGGGCAAAATTGAAAACGCTCGCGAAAAAGTGCGCCAGCTTGAAGGTTTCTACTACGAGGCCAACGAACTCGCACAGAGTTTTGGTTATAAGCCAAAGCGTGAGGTAGGCGTTTCTGCGCAGGCTGTGCAGGCTGTTTTACCGGAAATCGTTACTGATGCTCCAATCAATAGCAACTACCTGACAATTGACTACGAACGTCTGACACCGCTGCTGATTGAAGCCGTAAAAGAACAAGATGATGAAATTCTTGAACTCCGCGCCAGAGTTGCTAAACTCGAGGCATTAGTTTCCAAACTCATTGAAGGATAAACAATGACCATCACGTACACATGGGCTGTCACAAGCCTTAAAACCCGCACCGAAGGCAGCAACGAGAACGCTGTTGTTCAGACGTACTGGAAAAAGACCGGCACTGACTCTGCTGGTAATACCGGTGAGTTTTCTGGTGCTACACCGTTCACCACAACAACCATGCCCGAAGGCTCGACGTTCATTCCTCTTGCTGAGTTGACTGAAGCGATGGTCTTGGGCTGGATTCAAGCGGTCGTAGTCGGTAGCTATGAAGATCATGTCAATGGCGTGATTGCAAAGCAAATCGCTGAAAAAGCAACTCCAATTACAGAGACTCCCATGCCTTGGGCTCCAGTAGTTGAAACTCCCACGCCTACAACTCCCACACCTTAAGGACTAAACATGTCAGCAACTTTCACAATCAAAATCAATGCCATCCGTACGGCTACCATCAACAGTCTGGAAAACACAGTCAAACGTGTCGAGTGGACATTGGTCGGCGAAGAGGCTGGTCAGAAGTTTGAACTTCCCCAGTCAACTGAGTTGGCTGACCCCGCATCTGAGAACTTTATCCAGTTGACCAGCTTGACAGAAGCTGACGTTGCTGCATGGGTTGAGGCTACCGAGACCAACATGGACGGCATCAAAGCCCACATTCAGTTTGTGCTGAGCAAGGAAGTTGCTAGAGCTGCATTGACTGAAACCCCAATGCCTTGGGCTCCTGTAGTCGAGACACCTGCACCAACAGCCGCACCGTAATCCATGACGCTACCCGCCTCCGGTAATTCCATATCTCTGTCTCAGGTCAATACTGAACTGGGACGGTCGGCTACGGCCACTATTGGGCTTGGCGATTCAGCAGTTCGGGCGCTTTTTGGGGTTGCGTCTAGCGGAGCTATTAGCATGTCCAGTGGTTTTGGTAAGTCAAATTTCACCGTGGCCTACTCCGGCGGCTTTGGTAATGGTTATTTTATTGATGGCGTGTTCTATAACTTCGGAGATGCAGCTGGTGCCGGTATTCGATGGAATGCCAATGGAACCATGGATAGTTATGATTTCTTATACGGATATGCCTCACTTGGCGAGACTTGGGGCAATCCAGCAATTAGCGGTATAGGATCAAACTACTGGATTCGGTTTACACGAACAGCAACAGACGGCTTTTATGCAGCTTCTGTCTCTACTGCTTCTACGGGTTGGCTTCAGTTAAACTCGGGTAGAGAAATCACTATCTATAGAAACCCAGCCGAGCAAATGACTGCCACGTACACTGTAGAAATATCTTCAAGCTCTTCAGGCTCACCTGTACTGACGACACGAACTGGTATTACTATAGGTCTATCAAACGGTTACCTCTAATTAAAGTACGACCATGGACAACCAACAAATATTTAACTTCGTCGTGGGCATTGCCGCGTTCTTGGCCGTGTTTGTATTCAATCAGGTTACTCGCAAAATCCAGAAACTGGAGGACGATGTGGCCTCTATGCGTGAGCAAATCCTCCGAGACTATGTCCAGAAGGATGACTACAAAGCCGACATCAAAGAGATCAAAGACATCCTGCGCCAAATCTTTGACAAGCTTGACTCCAAGCAGGATAAGTAATAGGATGTTGCATGGCTACAACAAAGAAAACCCCCAGCAAAACACCCGCTAAAGTAGCGCCGGTGAAACGTGCTGTACCCAAGCAAAAGGCGGTCGTGCCCCCCGTGCCCGAACCCGTCGCGCTGCCCGTTGAGCTTCCTGTGACCCCAGAACCCGAAGTGAAAAACGCAGAACCCACTCGCGGTAGCTTTTTCAACTCCATTAAGTCCGCCCTTTCCCGTCTGTTTCGCAGAACATAAACCCACCGCTGACCATGACATGGGTCGCGGCATTAGCGTTAGTTCTCAGCGCAAACACGGAATACCGCTGTGTCCGATGGACATGGTCTGGGGACGTGTACAACCGCAAGGTAATCTGCCTTGAATGGAAAAAAGTTGAGAAGAAATGATTGATCCCGTAACGGCCCTAGCCGGCATCCAGTCAGCCATAAGCATGGTCAAGAAGGCGAGTAAAGTCGCCAATGACCTAGGCTCGCTTGCGCCGATGATCGGCAAGATGTTCGATGCTAAAAGCACTGCAACGAAAGCAATGCTGCAAGCGAAGCGTGAGAAAAAAGGCTCTAACATGGGCACCGCCCTGCAAATCGAAATGGCGCTTGAGCAAGCTCGCGCCTTCGAGGAGGAGCTAAAAATGCTCTTTATGCAGACTGGCAAGATCGACGTGTGGAACAAGATCAAAGAGCGTCAAGCCGAGATGGACAGGGACGATGCCAAGGAAATGGCAGCGCTCAAAGCCGCTGAGAAAAAACAAAAAGAAAAAGACGCTGAGATGCAGGAGTGGGCTGTCGGTATTGCAGCAGGTTTCTTGCTGCTGTTTTTATTGTTTGTGGGCATTTACGAGTTGTGGGACTTTTGCCAAACCACAAAAAGGTGTGGGCGGTGAATGAGTACCAGAAACAATTTGACCTGTTCTGCAAAGTCTTCTGCTACGGCTGTGCAGCGTGGTGGTTCCTCGGCTTTCTGAAGTTCCTACCAGATGACCTATCAAACAAAATCGTGGCACTTTTACTGGGAAAGATTGGGCTATGAAAGTAACTCCATATCAAGCCAACGCCAACATGTTGCGCGAAACATACAGGGTCATTCACCAGAAGAACCTGCAGGAACTGCAACGCCTAAACCTACAGAAAGAACAGCAGTTGAAGTTGCAGCAAGTCAGAAACCAATGGGCTAGACCCAACTCTGTGGACGTTATGGTATGAAGTATATTTTTCTTTTTGCGGTGATGATGCTGGCTGGTTGTGAAGACCGGTACCGCTACTATTGTCAGAACCCTGACAACTTCCACGCTCCGCAGTGCCAAAAGCCAAAGTGCCAGTTTACCCAGACTTGCCCT